TTGATAGAGTGCTATCTGAGTCGCATAAACCTTATTTGTTTTAGCAACACCGTGCTTTACAAACTCTTTAAACTTTCTATCATTCGCAGATTTGTTTTCCCATAAGGCAGGATACCCGATAGGTACTGGCCCCGACAATATAACACCATCTATGTGACCTTTTATTTGATCCTCTGCTATAGCGAACCCAAATTGCTTTCCAAACTTATCTTCTGTTTTTAAATCAAACTCTGCATCACGCAACCATTTAGCCGCGTAATCCTCGATCTCATGTCCGAACTGAAAAATACGCAATGTCTTTGCAGTAAATTCCCTTTCTGGATCAGAAGGATAGTTCATAAACCTATATTGTATTTTTCTGCTACATTCCTCACCAATTGACGAAGCGCCTATATAGTTGCGTTTCGGTATTTTTTTATTATTCTCAACGATCTTCTCGTCTATTGCGTCTGAGATTTGATTCTCTAAATCTTTAGAACGGGATGATGGTGCTATTTGTCGGCCAATTTCCTGTGATTCTAAAGTAGTTCTCTTCAAGTCTATCAATGGAAATTTCCTCCTCGATTGGTGTTGTTTGCTGTATTGCATAAATTAATACTTCTATTTGCTCTTGAGACATTTCACATAATTTAGTTTCCCAACCAAATTTCTTACACACATGTCCTATTTCTTTAAATGGACTTATTTTATCAGTCATGTATCCCCCTTAATGTAATTTTCGTTTGTTGTTAGTAAGCATTTCCTTTTTGGAAAATAATCTAAATTTTTTAATATACTCAATTGGAGTGTATAATTTTATCATATGACGTAAATCTCTTTCTGTATACTTCTCGTCAAGTCCTTTGTCTTTAAAAGAAAACATCTCCCAATTGTAAGGTTTGTCATCTTTTCTAGCTGAATAAAAACAAGAGCCAAAAAGAACATTATTTTTAGATTTTAATATATAATCGTTAGTTATTTCTCCAGCACGATCAGCTACTTCCTGGTCGTCGTAACTATTCCTAACAAAACAAATCATTTTAAATTCATTCGTAAATATTTCTCCTTCAGTGTTTTCACTAATTAAAAAAACATTCATCTTAAACCTTGGCATCTTGCTCTTCCTTTATCATAAATTCTCCACCTAGAGCTGAATAGCCAATTTTATCCTCCCAACTGTCCTGATGGTGCATCGACTCTAGCAACCTAGATGTCTTTAACCAATCCATCATTAGAACCACATGGCCCTCATTAATATCTCCATCAATAGAGTTTATGATGACGTTCCAACCATCGGCAATTCTCTTGTGGTTTAACTTTGCATCACCATAAACATCAGCTCGATCAACATTAATCTTTGCTTTAGCCGCATCTAAAAGATTATTTCTTATCATAACCCATTTCCTTAACCATTTTATCTATTCCATCTTTATTCCAAAGATAATTCAACCAACAGGCGGCTTTATACTTTGTCCAGGAGAAATCCATAAAGTTGATTTCAACATTATTTTTCTTTAAAAGTTCCATTTGTTTTGGTGTAGCTCTATCGTTTAACCACCTCTTGCTTTTGTTAGCTGCTTTACTGCTCTCAATCTCTCTCAGGAAGTCGTCTGCGGCAGAAGTAGCCTGTACTTTGCTACCAATCGCAACAGCCTTTAAGCGTCCATTCTGAGACTTCACAAGACCTATTGAGTTCTCACCTATTGTAGCCACTATTCCGAATCCGTCAAATCCAGTTGCCATCATGCAATTGCCATTACCAAAGATGTCTATCCATCTAAATGGTGACAGTTGCATCAGATCAAATTCAGTTAACTCAAAGTCATGTAACTCAGACTTATCTTGCCCCTCGAACAGATGACCACAGTTAGGACAGACGCGAGAGTTTTGAGGAACAATCCAACCACAATTAGAACATTCTTTAGTTGGAGCTACACCTTTATCACCATCGTTTTCGTTTCCTGCTAAGTTTACACCCTCATCTAAAGCACCGTGAGTAATGATGCTTGTTCCAAAGTCTAAGACCAAACAGTCTTTTTTAATTGTATTAGGATAAAGCTCTGGATCAATAATCCTTAGACCTCGACCAATCATCTGAACCATTGTAGATTTGTAAGAACATGGCCTTGTCAGCACAATGCACGACACTGGTGGAGCATCAAAACCTTCAGTTAAAACTGCTACGTTTACTACCACTTGAACATCGCCATGTTCTAAATCGTGCAAAATCTGTGATCTATCTTTTTTAGGTGTTTCGCTTGTTACAACTTCTGCATTTATACCTTCAGCTAAAAACTCATCAAGCAGCGCATTGGCGTGATTGATAGTAGAACAGAATACAACAGTCTTTCTATCCCCTGCTCTATCAAGCCATTCCTGAACCACTCGCTGATTAATAATAGTTCTATTCATTATGGCTTCGACTTGTTCCATGTCGAACTCGTTTGCCAGTTTACGAACTTCACTTAGTTTATCTTTAACTCCAACATCAATTACAAACGCCCTTGGCGGAACTAAAAAACCTTCTCTAATGAGGGTGGTTAGCTCAATCTGATGTGAGCAATTATCGAATATACCTTTTAATGCTTTTCCATCGCCTCTGTTAGGCGTGGCAGTAAATCCTACAATCTCTGAATATTCATTATCATCTCTAACGGCATTGATTACTTTTTTATAAGTATCAGCGGCAACGTGATGACTTTCATCTACCACTACCATGTCAAACTTAGGTCTTTTAGACAGATTGTTATCCCTTGATAACGTCTGAATCATTGAGAAAACTGCATCACCATCCCAGTTTTTAACTGTACCATTGACAATACTGGTTTTTATAGATGGATTTATTTTACTAAACTTCATCATGTTTTGTTCTACAAGCTCGTTACGATGCTGTAGAACTAGGACACGATTACCTTTTTTATATCTCTTACCAATTAAAGCAGAAAGCATAATCGTTTTTCCTGCACCTGTAGGCGCGACAACGATTGTATTCTTTCTATCATCTAAAGCTTTGGATGCGTCTGATACCGCTACATCTTGATATGGTCTTAGTATCATAATTAACCTCTAGTTGGAATGGAGAGAATGGTGAGGGGTTTGTGGCACTCTGCCCCTCGTCAGAGTGTGAATCGGCGTGGTCATAAACACCTTAGCCACTCACATTTAGCCTTTTATCTAGCCCAATCAGGAACAGGACCACTTGCTGTGGACTGAGGTTGAGGAGCTTGGCTACTAATAGGAGCCGCACCACCAGAGATAAAATCTTTTGAGTTCGGAGTAAGAACCACTAACATTTTATTTTGATCTGCGTACCCATTTGTGCCTTTTTCGACCTTAATTTTAACACAGATTTCCATGCCATTCAACTGGTCAATACCTGAGATTTGCCGTTTAGATTGTGCCGCTTCAGACATATCTGTAGGATCAAGATTATTATGACTTTCGATAATAGATCTAAGAGTTCTTAGACCAATCTCTTTAGCCACTGGGATACCGCTTTGGCCCATTTTAGAACCATCTACAAAGATATTGTCCCAAACTTTTCTACGATCATATGGTCCACCGAAGACAGTTAGTTCTAACTGAGTCCACTTTGCTCCAGTATTCGACGATTGTTTAAACCAGTTACCTCTACCAAACTCAGGAACTTCCATGTCTCCAGGTTTTAATGAGAGAATTGCACGAACTACAGTTCCGTGTGGAATAAGTTCAAACTCTTTTGTTGATTCATCAACAGGTGTGTTATTTAAATTAAGCATCTTTAATTTTCCCTTCATTTGAATTTTGATTTTTAGGGTCAACAAATACCAAAGGTCTTTCAGACTGTGGTTTTCCGCTACCCATTTTTGCAATTAATTTACCTAAGTGAGGCTCTTCGAGAGTTTCGAGCCTTCCAGACCTATCCTTTGCAGGATAGCCCCATTCATTTAATGGATCGCACACAAACGCACGATACTGTCCATTTTCTCCAGTTAGGATTGCCATCGTAATTATCTCATCAACAATACCTGGCATTTCCCTTCCTGTTTTCGCACCCTCGATCTGAAGGTTATACTGTTTTCTGTTATAGTCATCTGTGTACTCATCTAAGATACCCACGAAGATAACATTCTTCTCACGAATATGCTGTAGATGTGTAAGCCACGACATCATTTCACGACCATGTAAACCGTAGGCGGCTCTGGTATCTAACTTACCACTCTTGTCAGAATGACATTCTGGTTGCTGTAAACACCATTGAAAGCACAAACGCCCTGCGACTGTAATACTATCAACAAACAAAGTATCATACTTTGTCATCATAGCCTCACGATCACCATACTGAGCTGATACATATTCAAAATGCTTTTGACTATATGCAGACTCATCTGCCAAGGATGGATTTCCACCACCCAAGAAACACGCTAGATCACGACACTCAGGCCAAGTTCTTGGACGAATAACATCGATAGGCAAGCCCTCGATAGCGGCATCTCCAGCCTCTAAATCCATGAACAAAGTTTTATCTGAGTCCAGTGTTCGAGCAAGTGTAGTTTTACCTACACCGCTCTGACCACATACTACAATCTTGTGACCACGCTTTTCTTTCATGCGCTCGTCAGCAGAAATAATTTGTAATTTCATTTAAGATTCCTCTCTATCAATTTTAAACTTACCCATTTCAGTAACTCTACAGGGTTCAAGAAGATCCCTGATTTCTTTGTGAGCCGCATTATAAACTCGCTCATCGACAGAAAATGTTACTTTTGCAAAGTGGTTAGCATCATCAGGATTCATTCCCTCAAACACTTCCTTTAACATGTCATTGTCCCATTTTACTTTTTTAGGAATGTTAATTTTAAACCTACTGTTGCCTTCTGCAATAGTAGCTGTGCCAAAGTCTTTACCCAGCGATCTCAAAGTATCACGAGACTTTTGTAAGAATAAATCTTCTAGCTTTTCATCAATTTCTTTTAGTTCTGCGCTTAGATCTTTTACGATATAACGTAATTCTTCGCGTCTTTCGAATAGCTCAACACCATCCATTTTATGACCTCCTTGATATTTGTTTCGTTCACGGGAACATTAATCCCATAACGTAGCATATGTGTCAAGAGGTTTTTTTACTTAAATATATTTCAATGCCAAGACAGGCTTTCATCAGCTTCTTTTTTAATTTGAACTCAGGTGTCTCAACGCCTTTAGCGTCTTCCACAATTTCTGTCCAAATTCCGTTCATATCTTGCTTTTTGTACCTGAAATCCGCAATATAAGTACAAATCTTTTGTTCGTTTACTTCTAATGCAAAACGTACCTGTAATTCTAAATCTTTTACTGTTCCAGCTCTCTCTAAAGCCTTTATATATAGGTAACGCTCAGACTCCCATTTAGAATCAAACTTTATACCGTTTATGGTTACCTTTTTATTATTGTATTTAGACCTTGACCCAAATCTTCTGGGATTATATGGTGCTTTTACTAACATTTTTTAAAGGAATCCTTATATGCCAAATCCACTTAAATATAAATCGGTGAGCCTTACTCTAAGTGCTTACGACAAACTTGTCCATGTTGCTGATGTAGAAGACAGATCAATAGGAAGACAACTTTCCAGGCTTGTAGACCAAGCTTATGAAAACGTCAGGCCAATGCAACCATTTCCAGAAACTAAAAATAGATATGGAATCGAGTCAGTACTCGAAGACTAAGGACGGTTTAATAAACTCGCGCTGCCAAGGCCGCCAAGTAATGTAGATGCTATTGTTGGGTCTTCTGCTGCTCTTTGGCGGATGCTTTTTCTTACAGCCTCTTGCCGTATTCGTTCTATGGGACTTAAAGGTTTTGTAGTACTAGTGGCTTGAGGCGATCTGGAGAAAGCATCGTCGTTAAGAAAACCAAATTCAGGAGGCTTTACAACTGGTACTGGAGTACTTTGATCTGAAGCTCCACCATAAGCAGCACGAGGTATTCCTTGACGCGTAAGTTGTGAGGCTCCTTTAGTACCAAGAGTTGAAACTTTACCCACTTGTTTTACAATTTTTTGTAATCCAGATAAATCTCCTGTGCTTTCTTTTGCTATTTGTGTTATTGCTTCAGAAGTATTCATACCAGATTTTTTAAATTTTAAATATTGTTCTAACCTAGCTGGATCGTTAAATATTTTTCCAAAAAAACCAAATTTTGTTAATTTTGTAGCGTTTTTAAAAGGCGAACTTAAAAAACCTACTGATATTGCCGATGTTGATATTGCGCCTTCTTTCCCAAAATCTCCAAGACTCTCTAAATCTTTACCAAAATTTCTTAAATGTTTTAAATGTTTTTTACTATATATTTTCTCTAAAACTCCTGGTTTATAACTATTTAAAGCTTTTGTTATAGCAGAAGATCCTGCTTTGGTCGAAAAAATATCTGCATTAATATTTGTAAGAATATCTTCAGTAACTAATCCTTTTATTTGATCTAAAGCAACTGGGTCATTTTTAAATAAATTTAGCGTTCTTAACACGTCAGTTTCTGTCATTTTAGGATTTATTATTGCCCTTACAGCTTCTGCTGGAGTAAAATTTCCCTCATTAAGTTTTTTAATTGCAGTATTTTTAAGAGTTTCTTCAAGATTATTTTGAGCAAGACTTAATCTTTGAAGAGAAGAAACTAAATTGTCTCCAGGTTGTTGAGAAATAATACTTTTTAACGTAGCATCGTCTAATGTATTGTCTAACTTAGTGTACCTTAAACCTCGTGATAATTTTTGAACCTCATCCCAGTTATTTTTAAATAAAACTTTTCCTGTTCCCTTTAAAGCTTTTATTTGTTCATAAAAAGCTTTTCCATTAAATTGTGTTGGATCGTTTAAATCCCTACCTGATTTAGTCATAGCATCATCTAAATATTGACGAGCTAAACCAGCTCTTACTTCTTCTGGGTTATCTACAGCTCTTAAAAGATAATTTAATCTTTCGGGTGAATCATTTTGAACTATTTTTCTTGCAAGGCCATCGCTAAATAATCCTGGTTCTCTTTGAGCTTTTCTAAAATTATCAATTATTCGTAAATCTGAAACTCTTTCAAACCTTTCTATTCCACTTCTGTAGTTATCCATTGCATCATTTCTTTTTTTTGCGGCTTTTGCAAAAGTTTTTGGCCTAGGGATTCCTTTCATAGTGTCTATAGTTAAGCTATCCATTTGATCATCTATTACGGTTCTAAATACATTTAATTGATCCATGACAGTTCTGCTGGGAGTACCATTAAAAAACATATCGTCATTAATTGATTTTCTTAAAATAGATAAATTTTCAAAAGAAGCTCTACCTTCAAAATCATCAAGAGTGTTTTTTATTTTTAATACAGTAGGATCTAATTGATTGGTTGACCCAGCACGTTCAAGAAGATCATCCATTTTAGCATTTAAAGATTTTGTATCAAAAACTTTTAAATAACCTCCAGTTCTTGTTTGTACTTGCCCATTAATTTGAACACTAGGTTCTTCTTTTATTATTTTTGCTAAGAGGTCATCTACAGCTTGAAAGTCAAGTTTTGACACTTCGCTAAAATTAGCAAATGCTTTATTTATAGATTCCAATGTTGAGTTGTTAATTTCAAAACCTTCTTTTGAAGATTTTTGTAAAAAATCAATACTATCATCAATCGCTTTAAAAGCAGATTGTTGAGCTGAATTTTGAGCTGTCTCCGCAGCTTTAATTAGGCCAACTCCTGATGTTTCTAAAGTGTTACCTAAATCATCTACACCAGTTTGACTTCTATTAAGAACTCTTTGAAATTTTTCTTTTTCTGTAAAAGCAAAATTAATAGCTCTTTCCAGTCTAGTTTTGTCTTGAGTTATACCTTCTGATACTTTTTGACCATATGATAATGGTCTTGGAGCGCCAACAGAATCATAACTTGGTTGACCTCCTCTTCTTGTAATTGAAAGCGCTCTATCAAGCGCCTCTTCTTTTAGTTGAGCTGTTGGAGCTTTAGCTAAGTTTTGACCTTTTTTATAAGCTCCTGTTGCTAATCTTTTGCCACCTCTGCCAATTGCAAAAATAGTTCCACCAATTAAATCTAAACCACCAGCAATTGCCGCTTCCATAGCTACATCTTTAGCAACTTCTTTACCAGTTTGTGTTTGAACACCAAGTAGATATTCTATTGCTTCTTCAGCGGCTTGAAATGTAGCCGCACCAGTAGCCGCGCCAGCGGCACTACCAGCTACTATACCAAGAGGACCACCAGGAATACCTAAAACTCCCCCAGCGATTGATCCTCCTATACTACCAACAACCTCTGGAGCAATACCTGCTAAATCAGAAAAATCTCTTAAACTAAAAGCATCGTCTTCAATAACTAAGTTTTTACCTTTGTATTCTATTCCCCTTTCGGCTTGACCTTTTTCCGTAAGAGCTAAATTTCCACCTTCATCACGAATAAAACCGTCCTCACCAACAAGAGATTTTAATATTTCTTCTTTATCTCCTGAAGTTTCTCCGAAAGAAACTAAAGAACGCAATCTTCCGTCAGCTCCAGAAACATAATCAAAATTAGCTGTATCACGGCCTCTTCTTTGATCTACTAATTCTTCTAAACTTTGATCTGAGTCTAAAGTTGAAAAAGACAAAGACCCAAGAAGATCAGCTACTTCTGAATCATCAACGTCTTTCTCTATTGCTTCAAAAGCTGTAAGTTTTTGACGATCACTAAAAAGACCAGATTCTATTCCTTGAAAAAGAGTTAATTTAGTTCTATCTTCCATTTTTTAAAACCTCAACTTTTCATAAAATTTTTCATATAAAGATTAAGTTTTTCTTGCTTCTCTTTACTTAAAGCTTTGTTGCTATATGCTTCATCTCCAATTTTTCTTCCAGTATATTTATTTAATGTACTTAATCCTTGTCTAATGTCATTTTCAGCACCTAAAATAATATCATTAAATAAATCTGTAAATTTTTCAGCTAATAAATCTTCTGAAGACATTATTGTAACATTGCCAACAATATCTTTTACCATTTGTCTATCAGCGTCAGATATTGTTTTACCAGCCTCACCTAATATTCTTGGTGCGTTTTTAGCTTGCAACTGTGTTAATATTTTTTTCATTTTTTGTGTAGCATTTGTACCTTCAACAAAGTTAATACCAAAAGCTTCTGCAACACCATCTAACGAATTTGCAGAATATCTAAACGCATTTGTTCCTTTATTTAAAGCACCTAAGTCAATAAATTTTTGTTTAGCTTTTTCAGTGTCTTGAGCCATTCTAGCCAATAATCTATAATATTCTGATCCATCTCCAGCCATAATAACATTACCATCTGGATTAGTATTTGGATTAGGATCAAATAATCTAATTTGAAATGCTTTATCATCAAGACCAGGAATTAAATTTTGAAACCTTCCAGCAGTTATGTAATTTTCTTTTGCTTCTGGAGTTTTCATTGCCTCTTCTACAATACTTGACCAAGTTGACCCTGGCAAAACATCATACTTAGAAGAGAATTTAGGATTTTCCATTAATTTAGATAGTTCATATTTATTTAAAGACTCCAATGAACCTTTATCTAAATTAGCAATTTGACCGCTAATCCCCTCGCCTTTTGGTATAATGTAATAATTACCACGAGCCATCATTTTTTCTTTAGCAGCAGCTCGTTTTGTTTCATCTGAAGAACGCATTTCTAAAGCGTATTTACCAGCTTGTGCAGCCCCAACTTTTGCTTCTTTTTTAGCGGCTTCTAGTTTTGGTAGAGCTACTTCACCTGCTTTACCAACTTCACCAAGAATTTTACCAACATTAAAACCTTTTCCAGCTTTATTTTGCATTAAAGCTAAACCCATAGCCATTAAAGCCGAACTTTTGTCTACTTTTCCAGTTACATCAATTCCAGTAGCTTCTGAAAATTCTTTTTTATAATCATCAAGGGTTCTCTTCGCTGGAGAATCAGGGCCAGCTCCACGCGCCCCTGTAATAAAATCCTGCATAGCAGAAGAAAACAAATCTTCTGTTGGGTCAGTAGGCGTATCTATCTCAATTATATCAGTTTTTCCAGAAAAAGATTTTAAATTACTTTCTTCGTCTTTTAACTGTTGATCCATTAACTTTTGATCTTTAGCTGCTTTAGATGCTATTTCCCTGTCTTTTATTGCTTGATATTCTTCAGTTTGTGGACCGTCAGTTGCTAATAATGAGCTACTGAAAATTTCTGAGTCGTTAACATCAAATTCAGGCGTAGGATATTTTGGAGTATTAAAATCACTTAATTGATCTGAAATTTTTGCAGCCCCCGCAGAACCTTCAGGATTTCCCAATACGTCAGACATAATTCCTACACCATCAGCAATTTTTTCTCCAAAGTACGCTCCTACTCTAGGTATTATATTAACTGGACTTACTGATTTAGGCAAAAATTGAAAAGGGTATTTTAGGGCATCTCTAAATTCTTGATACCCTTCCGACCTTTTTTTTGCTTCTTTAAGTCTGTTTTCGTCGCTAGTCAACAATCCTAGAGGTTCAGCCATTTTCCTGTCCTTATGCTTGGTTAATGCCTTGAATGGCTGTGTATGCTCCTATCCCACTTAAAAATGGATTAGCGTTAGGTTGTGGTCTATAGGTGTTGTACAGACCCGCTGAAGGCGTTCCTTTTAATGCGTCATAACCATAAGCAATAGGTCTATTAGCCTCCTCAAGTGGCCTTTGAAACTCTTTACGGGCTATCTCTATTCCTTCGGCATCGTATGCTCTTTTCCCGCCGCCAAGACCAGCCATAAGCCTTAAATCATTTGGACCCATAGATCCATAAACTCTACCTACGTCAGCGGCAGTTCCACCAACATTACCCATGTTAGCTCCCACACCTGATAAAGAAGATCCTAATCCACCTGTCAATCTACCTGCTTCTAAGTTTCTCTTCTTTTCTTCTTCAAACGAACCTAAAGATGTTTTTAAAGCGTCACCATAACCCTTGTCTAAAAGACCAGCTATAGTTTGGGATTTTTGAGCCAAAATATTTCTATCATTTTCAGCTCTTTGTATGCCTTCTCTAGAACCACCAAACGCTCCTGCTTGTATAGCTTTAGCTGAAATATTATTTTGTGCTATTTTGCCCTGCCTGTCTATTTGAGACATTGCTTCATCAATAACATCTTGCCTATATGGATTCATAAATTTAGATGTCGCAGCTTCAGGGTCAAAAGACCCAGTACCCTTATCTACTGAAGCTCTTGCATCATCAAAGTATCCCGCACCCTTTTTCATAGTATCTAATCCGCCACCTATGGCTTCAGTAGACTTATCAAAATATGGGGAATATCTGTTAATAAATCCTTCGCTACCCGCTAAATCAAGAGCTTTTTTTTCTAAAGGGTCAAGTCCAGGCTGTCTGTATTCAGGTACTCTGAACAGATCCTCCTCTTGCATCGTGCCGCCTTCGTATTCACCAGTTTCTTCGTTATATTTTCCGAATATCTGATCTAATAAAGCTTTTTCACGTTCTTCTATGTATTCTGGGCGACGATTAATGCTTTCTACGACTTCAGCCATTATGCTTTTCCTTCAAGATTATTCATTAATTTATAACCGTTTTGTATACCTCGATTAAGATTACCGTTGCCAAGACCTTCTACAGCCTTTTTAGTAAGCACGAACTCACCAGCCGTAAGCATTGCAGGAACATCATCTTCAGTACCCGAACCCTCGCTTGGCATTATTCCACCATCTCTTCTTTGGTAAACTTGACCCCCATAATTATAGCCCCCTAAGATAGGTCTAAATTCAGTAGTTCCTCCAAAAGGTCTTCTACCAGGCTGTTCTTCTTCTTTTCCAAACATCTTATCTAGGAATGTTGAACCTAAACCAAATAGCAAAGCTTCCCCACCCTTACTATTTAATAAATTACTTAAAAAGTTGTCTTTTCCTTTACCTGCTACCGCATCTCCAAGAAGACTACCTATCCCCATTGTGCCTTCTGCTTTTGCTCTCTTAGCAACAGGGGCTATGCTTTCTACGGCATTTGATGCTTTAGTAGCTACAGTTTTTGTTTTAGGTTTTTGTTGACCTCCTGATTCACCAAAAAATCCTGAATCCCCACTTAATCCACCTACTAATCCACTAGCCAAGGCTTGCCCTGCATTTACTTTACCACCCATCAACTTTTGCAAAGCTACATTTGTAATAATATCTTGCCCCGCTTTAGAGCCGAAAATAGATTTTCCTATAGAAAGTAATTCTTTCCAAAAGTATTCTGGATTTCCAGTATCAGGATTAATGCTGTTGCTCTGTGAACCAACTACATAACGCTCTGGGTTTCCCCCCATGTTTTCAATCGCAGTGGCAATTCCAGCACCAAGATTAGGGTTGTTTTCCAGAACTGGACGTGGGACCACGACTTCTCCAGGACTAACGTGAGCCATTTCTGTATCGCCAAATCTACCCATATTAGCTGTGTTTTTTAACAAGGAAACCACCTTTCTGTATTAATTTAACAAAAAATAATTAGTTTTACTAGTGTTTATTGTATTTGTCTCATTCTTTCAACTAATCTTTCTGCTCTATTTGGAACTTGGTTGTACCATTTCGAATCTACCATCTCATTTGCGGCTGACTCCCAATCCCTTGCATCTACACCACGCTTCATACCTTTAAACGCTGATAAACGCCCTAAACCCATATTAAACATCATATTGCAAATTATTTGTTTGGCTTCTTCTGGAAGCTCATCGAAGTCAGGATAAAGCCTGTTACAGTCGGAAAGTACACTTTCTACATCTTCATTAAACAGTTCATTTATTCTTTCTCTGCTTACAGGATCTCCTACTTCCATATCGTATTCGGGTTCATTTTTACGGCATAAATGACCTATTCCGCAAGTTTTTAAACCCAAGTGATCCAAATAAACGGCTTCAACTAAGCCTTCATCAATTTCCAATTGCTCTATTAATACTTCTAAATTCATTTTCTACCTCCAAAGAATTTAGTTGCAGAACGAACGCCAAAACTAGCAGAGACAATAACGCCTAGAGTGTATTGATACCAATTTGGCATAACTTCAAGAGCTGAAAAACCTTGTGCCACTATGGTTCGTCCAAAATCCCCACAAAATGCAAGACAAAGTGGAATACTGAATAAAATTGTTAACCACTCGTCCTTCCATGAGTCCTGGCTTCCTTTAGCCATTATTTTTTCCCATTCGGCTGTGCTTGTAGCGGCACTTACCATAACCTTGGCTTCAGCGTCTGCTTTAGCTTTGGCAATCGCTGTCTTTCCTCTTTGCGCTTCAGTTTTATTTTCCATATAACTTGACGCTAAGTTGCCAACTGGCCCTAAGATACTACTTAACATTCCAAACATGTTATGCCCTCGCTTTCTTTTGCGCTGTCTTCGAAAGATCTTTGAAATGAACTAATGTTTTGGAGGTCTTAGTGTGGGTCTTACCAGTGTGCAAAGAACCATCTGACATTTTATGCACACCTCCTTTATGTAGCGTACCATTTTTAAGATAATGTTTTTGACCTTTTCCCATGCTCTATCCTTTTACTTCAATAGCCTCTTCTTCTTCTTCAGGTCTCATAGATTGTCCAAGTCTCGCTGTCATCATATCAAGAGCAGCTAACTTTTGATCCATTTCAAATTGAAGCCTGTCACGTTGCATTTGTAGATCTTTAATTTGAGCTACAAAATATTTAGTTGTTTCCGATAAGGAATTTACAGAATATTTTTCCCCGTTAATTGTAAGAACATTTTCTTTTATTTCTTTTTTCTTAGCCATAATTTCCTCCCTTTATGGTGTTAAGATGCAGTGTAACCTTTCCCTGCATTAATAGCATTGGTTGTAGCTGTCATATCTTCACTACCCCAATCTGATTTAGCTTTCATTAGCTCAAGATGCTCAACATTTCTGTCTACACAGCCTTGTCTATCTTCTTTTGCTTCACCAGCCATAGCGTTTCCAGCTATTACATCTGTGATGAGTGCTACTGAGTGACCCATTGCTGTGTAGTCTTGTAGTAGTTCTGCGTCTGTTCTGTCTGTCATT